AACGGCTGGGAGACGGCGACAGAGCTTGTTGAAGATACGCAGGCCATTGCCCGTTACGGTCGTAATGTCACGAAGATGGATGCCTTTGGCTGTACCAGCCGGGGGCAGGCACACCGCGCCGGGCTGTGGCTGATTAAAACGGAACTGCTGGAAACGCAGACCGTGGATTTCAGCGTGGGCGCAGAAGGGCTTCGCCATGTGCCGGGCGATGTTATTGAAATCTGCGATGATGACTATGCCGGTATCAGCACCGGTGGTCGCGTGCTGGCGGTGAACAGCCAGACCCGGACGCTGACGCTCGACCGTGAAATCACGCTGCCATCCTCCGGTACCACGCTGATAAGCCTGGTTGACGGAAGTGGCAATCCGGTCAGCGTGGAGGTTCAGTCCGTCACCGACGGCGTGAAGGTAAAAGTGAGCCGTGTTCCTGACGGTGTTGCTGAATACAGCGTATGGGGGCTGAAGCTGCCGACGCTGCGCCAGCGACTGTTCCGCTGCGTGAGTATCCGTGAGAACGACGACGGCACGTATGCCATCACCGCCGTGCAGCATGTGCCGGAAAAAGAGGCCATCGTGGATAACGGGGCGCACTTTGACGGCGAACAGAGTGGCACGGTGAATGGTGTCACGCCGCCAGCGGTGCAGCACCTGACCGCAGAAGTCACTGCAGACAGCGGGGAATATCAGGTGCTGGCGCGATGGGACACACCGAAGGTGGTGAAGGGCGTGAGCTTCCTGCTTCGCCTGACCGTGGCAGCGGATGACGGCAGTGAGCGGCTGGTCAGCACGGCCCGGACGACGGAAACCACATACCGCTTCACGCAACTGGCGCTGGGAAACTACAGGCTGACAGTCCGGGCGGCAAATGCCTGGGGGCAGCAGGGCGATCCGGCATCGGTATCGTTCCGTATTGCCGCACCGGCAGCGCCGTCGCGGATTGAGCTGACGCCGGGCTATTTTCAGATAACCGCCACGCCCCATCTTGCCGTTTATGATCCGACGGTACAGTTTGAGTTCTGGTTCTCGGAAAAGCGGATTGCGGATATCAGGCAGGTTGAAACCACAGCCCGCTATCTTGGCACGGCGCTGTACTGGATAGCTGCCAGTATCAATATCAAACCGGGCCATGATTATTATTTTTACATCCGCAGTGTGAACACCGTTGGCAAATCGGCATTTGTGGAGGCTGTTGGCCAGCCGAGTGATGATGCATCCGGCTATCTGGATTTTTTCAAAGGCGAGATAGGGAAAAGCCATCTGGCTCAGGAGCTGTGGACGCAGATTGATAACGGTCAGCTTGCGCCTGACCTGGCTGAAATCAGGACGTCCATTACGGATGTCAGCAATGAAATCACGCAGACCGTCAATAAGAAACTGGAAGACCAGAGTGCGGCAATTCAGCAGATACAGAAGGTTCAGGTTGATACAAATAATAACCTGAACAGCATGTGGGCTGTGAAGCTGCAGCAGATGCAGGACGGACGCCTTTATATCGCGGGTATTGGTGCCGGTATTGAGAATACCCCTGACGGTATGCAGAGTCAGGTGCTGCTGGCGGCGGACAGGATTGCGATGATTAATCCTGCGAATGGCAATACAAAGCCGATGTTTGTTGGTCAGGGCGATCAGATATTTATGAATGAAGTGTTCCTGAAATATCTGACGGCTCCCACCATTACCAGCGGCGGTAATCCTCCGGCATTTTCCCTGACACCGGACGGGCGGCTGACGGCGAAAAATGCCGATATCAGCGGTAACGTGAATGCGAACTCCGGGACGCTCAACAACGTCACGATTAACGAGAACTGCCGGGTTCTGGGAAAACTGTCCGCGAACCAGATTGAAGGCGATCTCGTTAAAACAGTGGGCAAAGCTTTCCCCCGGGATTCCCGTGCACCGGAACGGTGGCCATCAGGGACCATTACCGTCAGGATTTATGACGATCAGCCGTTTGACCGGCAGATTGTTATTCCGGCGGTGGCATTCAGCGGCGCTAAACATGAGAGAGAGCATACTGATATTTACTCCTCATGCCGTCTGATAGTGCGGAAAAACGGTGCTGAAATTTATAACCGTACCGCGCTGGATAATACGCTGATTTACAGTGGCGTTATTGATATGCCTGCCGGTCACGGTCACATGACGCTGGAGTTTTCGGTGTCAGCATGGCTGGTAAATGACTGGTATCCCACAGCAAGTATCAGCGATTTGCTGGTTGTGGTGATGAAGAAAGCCACCGCAGGCATCAGTATCAGCTGAATTTTATAACCCCAATACGGGCGTCAGAAATGACGCCTTTTTTATTGCAGAAAAGCGAGAGGTAATTATGCGTAAATTATGTGCTGTTATTCTGTCCGCAGTAGTCTGGCTGGTTGCCGCTGGTACGCCAGCGAGCGCAGCAGAGCATCAGTCCACACTAAGCGCCGGGTATCTTCAGACCCATACTGATATGCCAGGCAGTGATGACCTGAAGGGCATTAACGTGAAATACCGTTATGAATTTACGGACACGCTGGGGCTGGTGACGTCATTCAGTTATGCCAATGCCAAAGATGAGCAAAAAACGCATTACAGCGATACCCGCTGGCATGAAGATTCAGTGCGTAACCGCTGGTTCAGCATGATGGCGGGGCCATCTGTACGCGTGAATGAATGGTTCAGTGCTTATGCGATGGCAGGTGTGGCTTACAGCCGGGTGTCGACGTTCTCCGGGGATTATCTCCGCGTAACTGACAACAAGGGGAAAACGCACGATGTGCTGACCGGAAGTGATGATGATCGCCACAGCAACACGTCTCTGGCGTGGGGAGCTGGCGTGCAGTTTAACCCGACCGAATCCGTGGCCATTGATATTGCTTATGAAGGCTCCGGCAGTGGTGACTGGCGCACTGACGGTTTCATCGTGGGTGTCGGTTATAAATTCTGATTAGCCAGGTAACACAGTGTTATGACAGCCCGCCGGTTCAGGCGGGCTTTTTTGTGGAGTGGATATGGCAGCAGTAAAAATCTCAGGTGTGCTGAAAGATGGTGCGGGAAAACCAATACAGAACTGCACTATTCAACTGAAGGCAAAGCGTAACAGCACCACGGTACTGGTGAACACGGTGGCTTCTGAAAATCCGGATGAAGCCGGACGTTACAGCATGGATGTTGAGTATGGCCAGTACAGCGTCACCCTGCTGGTTGAAGGTTTTCCGCCTTCACATGCCGGGACCATTACCGTCTATGAAGGTTCCAGACCAGGTACGCTGAATGATTTTCTCGGTGCCATGACGGAAGATGATGTCATGCCGGAGGCATTGCGTCGTTTTGAGGCAATGGTGGAAGAAGCGGCACGCAACGCCGAAGCCGCCTCTCAGAGCGCAGCGGCGGCAAAGAAATCCGAAACTGCAGCGGCATCATCGAAGAACGCGGCGAAAACCTCAGAAACGAATGCAGCTAACAGCGCACAGGCGGCAGCGACCTCACAGACTGCATCGGCAAACTCCGCGACAGCAGCCAAAAAATCAGAAACCAACGCGAAAAACAGCGAGACAGCCGCAAAGACGAGCGAAACCAACGCAAAGTCCAGCCAGACGGCAGCGAAGACCAGCGAAACGAATGCCAAAGCCAGTGAAACTGCGGCAAAAAACAGCCAGGTTGCAGCAGCCCAAAGCGAGAGCGCGGCAGCCGGTTCTGCGACTTCAGCAGCTGGATCAGCAACTGCTGCGGCTAACAGCCAGAAAGCTGCGAAGACGAGTGAAACTAACGCAAAGTCCAGCCAGACGGCAGCGAAGACCAGCGAAACGAATGCCAAAGCCAGTGAAACTGCGGCGAAAAACAGTCAGGATGCTGCAGCCCAAAGCGAGAGTGCCGCAGCTGGTTCTGCAAGTGCGGCGGCTTCTTCTGCCACTGCATCAGCCAACAGTCAAAAAGCTGCAAAAACCAGTGAAACCAACGCAAAGGCGAGCGAGACTGCGGCGGCTAACTCGGCGAAAGCATCCGCTGCAAGCCAGACGGCTGCAAAAGCAAGTGAAGACGCAGCCAGAGAGTATGCAAGCCAGGCTGCGGAGCCGTATAAACAAGTTTTGCAGCCGCTTCCAGATGTGTGGATACCGTTTAACGATTCACTGGATATGATTACGGGCTTTTCGCCATCATATAAAAAGATTGTTATTGGTGATGATGAAATAACGATGCCTGGTGACAAGGTTGTTAAGTTTAAACGCGCATCGAAAGCAACCTATATTAATAAATCTGGTGTACTGACAGAGGCTGCCATTGACGAGCCGCGATTTGAACGTGATGGCCTGCTTATTGAGGGGCAAAGAACTAATCTTCTGCTTAATTCAACAAATCCATCTAAATGGAATAAGTCAGGCAATCTGGAACTCACAGAAATATCCACGGATTCTTTTAATTTTACTTATGGGAGATTTACTGTAAAAGATACTCTTATTGATCAGACAAGTGCGATTAATATCGTAACGGTTTCTGGCAGTAAAGGATTTGATGTCACAGGTGATGAAAAATATGTGACCATTTCATGCCGTGTCAGAAGTGATGTTGAAAATATAAGGTGTCGTTTAAGATTTGAACATCATGATGGTTCTACTTACACTTTTTTGGGAGATGCTTACCTCAATTTATCAACACTTGTAATTGATAAGACTGGTGGTGCAGCAAATCGTATTATTGCAAAGGCTGTAAAAGATGAGGCTACTGGTTGGATTTTCTATCAGGCTACAATTAATGCACTAGATACAGAGAGCATGATTGGTGCGATGGTTCAATATGCTCCAGTAAAAGGTTCAGGCACAGCATCTGGAGACTATCTGGATATCGCAACTCCACAAGTGGAAGGTGGATCAAGTGCTTCGTCATTTATTGTAACTGATATAATTGCAAGCACTCGCGCAAGCGATATGGTGACAGTCCCAATCAAGAATAACCTTTATAATCTTCCTTTTACAGTTCTTTGTGAGGTACATAAGAACTGGTATAAAACGCCAAATGCAGCACCGCGTGTTTTTGATACCGGCGGTCATCAAACCGGAGCGGCTATTATTCTTGGCTTCGGTCGTTCAACAGATTACGACGGATTTCCTTATTGCGATATAGGTTTGGCTAACAGACGGGTAAACGAAAACGCATCGCTTGAAAAAATGGTTATGGGGATGCGTGTAAAGTCAGATCAGTCTACGTGCTCAGTAAGTAACGGGCGTATATCCAGCGAAAAAAAAGCCACATGGTCCTATATTCAGAACACCGCAATTATCCGTATTGGAGGCCAGACTACAGCCGGGTTGCGTCATTTATTTGGTCATGTCAGGAATTTCAGAATATGGCACAAGGCATTGACTGATGCTCAGGTGGGGGAGTTAATCTAATGAAAGATTTAACACTCAAATTTGTCGACAGGGCCGACTTTTCGGCCTTTATGGAGAGTACCGGCTATTATGATGACGAGTCGATGCAGGATGATATTCTTATTGACGTGATAGGTAACGTGTACAAAGAAACCGGAGAACTTACCGAAGATGGCGAGCCGGTATGTGTTAAGGAAGACGGATATTTTGTAAACGTGCGCATCATTAATGATGCAAAAAAATCGTCAATATTCGATGAATACGTGGTTGCTGTTGAGCATCAACTTCGTGGCTGGATGTGAGGAAGAAAAATGGCTACATCGACAGTAATTCCTGAAGACATCAAAACGCTAAAATCCGACGTTAGCAAATTAAAAAACGATCAAGGAAGCTACGCAACAAAATCATATGTAGACAATAAAACAACATGGAATAGTTATTGCAATGTAATCTATGATCAAAAGGCATTGCCGACCACTGGAACTATATTTAGCGGTAAGATTCACTTGTCAAATAAGACAGGAGAAACCGAAAACGCTTATAGTGAGATGTACACTAGAAAAAATATTGACGGTACAAAAGATACAATGACAAGGATTGTCACACACAATGGAACAAAAGGTATCTTTTGGGATTTTAGCGATCTTTACGGTGGAACATTAATTTTTCCAGGCAGTGATGGTTACCTTAAGATGGGGAACTGTCTCATGTCGTATGGTGTGCGGGGAAGTAACGCGCTTATTAAGTTTGACTGCACAGACACATTACAAATCAAATATGCCAATCATGGGTCAACCATGACAATCAACACACAGGGAACCGCTCATTCTGGCGCTACTACTAGTTTGTGGGGTAACTCTACCCGTCCGGTTGTATATGAAGTTGGTGCTGATGGTGGCGCTTATATGTTCTATGCGCAGAAAAATACCGATAACACCTATATGTTAAGCGTTAATGGTGCATGTCATGCCACCGCATTTAACCAGCATTCCGACCGGGATCTGAAAGACAACATTCAGGTGATCGATAATGCAACCGACCGCATCCGTAAAATGAACGGCTATACATACACGCTTAAAGAAAACGGTATGCCCTATGCTGGTGTCATTGCACAGGAAGCTCTGGAAGCAATCCCAGAAGTTGTAGGTTCCGCAATGAAATATCAGGACGGTGCAAGCGGATCGGAAGGTGAAGAAGGTGAACGTTATTACACAGTAGATTATTCTGGTGTTACTGGCTTGCTTGTTCAGGTAGCCAGAGAGTCAGACGACAGAATAACAGCACTGGAAGAAGAAAACGCAGAATTAAGACAAAGATTATCTGCAATTGAGGCGGCGCTTGCGTCTAAATAATATCAAGGGGCCGAGCGCCCCGTTTTATTGGGTAGGATGAAAATGGATATAACACCTTTCCTTCATGCGCTTTGTGCTGTGGCTGCGCAGCTACTGATTGGTCTTTTTACCGGGAACTGGGCTTACGGGGCGATAGCCGGTTGTACGTTCTTCATTGCGCGTGAACACACCCAGGCAGAATATCGCTGGATTGAAATGTTTGGGCATGGCAAGAGGATTAACATGCCGTGGTGGGGCGGTTTTGATCCGCGCGTGTGGGATGTGGCAAGCCTGATGGATTTTGCTGTGCCGGTGGTGGCGTGTCTGCTGATCTGGATGTTGATCCGTTAA